TCTATGGGAGTTTGTTTACTTGCTTCAAGTAAATCTTTTTCAAACAATTGATTTTTAGTTTCTAATCTATTGAGTCTTTCAATCACACCGAAGGCAAACCACGCGCCAACAATTATGGCTGCGATCAAACCTATTAAGTTTCTTAATGGGAGACCGATACTTGTGTTTTCATTTATTTTTATTGACATGATAGACACTCATCAGAATCGGAATCTAATTCTGCTAATGCTTCTTCCTTACATTCCTTGCTGCAAAAAATATCGAATTGATCTTTTGCATCAAACGCTTCTTCGCATTGTTTACATTGTTTTCTCATCTTACAGGCCCTCCAAAAAATGCCATGAGGCATAATAAAATAATTAGTATTGCAGTAAATCTGTAATCCATCCTGGCAATCTCCATTAGAATAACCACCCCTTAATCTTTTGCCATAAAGTCTTTTTAGTTTTGGCACCTAATATTAAAGGTTGGCAGTCGCATCTTTCACAAATACATACATCACATTTGTCTACGTTTACAAAGTAACCTTCGCCAACACAATGACATCTATGATTACATGCACTACAATATTTTTTATTTAAACTCATTCCTTATCCTCCTCAATATCATAAAACATTTTGTCAGAATCTTCTGTTACCCATTCACCTGCTTCGACGTCCCAGACTGTAGTTTGTACTTTATAATCCGGCCAATCGTTTTTAGTTGTGTAACTATTTATATGCCAAATGATTCTGTTATTTGGCTGTGCAGCATAGTTGCCGTTTTCAAGTGCCATGATATGAGCGCACTTATGTTCTTGCGGAATTTCAGAATGTTCCGTGTTTAATATATTAGACTCTGGATGTGCCCAGTCAACCGTAAATAAGTATTGACCTTTGTAGAATTTTTTATCTTTTCCTAAAAATTTTCCGTCTACTCGATCCAACCAACTAAAGCAATGCACGCTAGGATAATAGCTAAAACAATTCCACAATTGTAACTCGTCGATTGGCATATCCGGCACTTCGGATCTAGAAAAACGTTCTTGGAAAAACGCGCTGATAGGCAATCTATAAAAGACCGCACCATTCGGTAACATCGCATGAAATAAGAGCGCTTTCCCGCTAAGACTAGCGATGCCGAAGACCACACATTCCTCACTTTCACCATGATGTTCTTTAAAATCATAAAGATACTCCTTCCTTATCTTGCAATAGATTGGTGGTATATCTGCATTCAAATAAGCCATAGTTCCCCATATTATTTAATTTCGCCCCAGTTAGGACCTTTTTCATAATCAACTTTATTAGGAACTTTTAGTTCTACTGCATGTTCCATTATTTGTTTTATTTTATCAGCTTGCGCTTCAGATTCAATCGAAAAATCTAATTCATCATGTATTTGTATATGTGCTAATAAACCTTCTTTATATAGATCAACCATTGCTTTTTTAGTCATATCTGCAGCTGATCCTTGTATAAGTTTATTTAATGCTTTGTATGTAAAAGCTCTACGTATAGGATTTCTATACCAATAATTTTTCTTTGGTTTACCATCTGCATCTTTAATAACATTACCATCATCATCTAATTCATGTGGTCCCATTTTTTGTAATTCTAATATTGTATTATGATCTTGTGCAGGAACAAATGTACCCCAATCACTTCCTCTAAGTATTGGTTCATACTTAGGAAATCTACAACGTCTACCAAGTAATGTTTTTATTCTACCATTATCTTGTGCTGCTTCCATAACACCGGTCATTAACTCTTTTACAAAAGGTACTTGATTATGGTATTGATTAAATAATTCATCTGCTTTTTCTTTTGTTGCACCTAATTCATTTTGTAATTTAGCTTTACCCATTCCATAAAATAAACCTAAGTTAATTGTCTTAGCTTCTTTCCTATCTATTTTAGCCATGTCAGCAACAATTTGATGAAAGTCTGTTGATGGATCATTTTCATATGAATCTGCAATTATCTGTGCTGTATCATAACCAAATCTCAGTGCGTAGTGTGCAACAAGTCTTGGTTCTTGTTGTGAGTAATCAAATGTACCCCAGGTACAACCTTGTTCAGGTATAAATAAACTTCTTATTAATGGTCCTGTATCTGGATCACGTGCAGGTATTTGTTGTAGGTTTGGATTAGAATAACTAAATCGTCCTGTAACGGTACCACCATCATCAGATCGTATTTGATTTATATCTGCATGTATTCTACCATTATACTCATGTTTTAATATGGTATCTATAAATGTTGTTCTAACCTTGTTTATTTTTCTAGCTTCTGCTATCATACGAACTACAGGATTTGTATGAGAGGAAATAAAATTTTTAGTAAATGAAGGAGAGTCAGTCTTTTCAGTACGGCTATAAGGTAGCTTCAGTTTGTCAAAAACTTCTGCGATCGATCTTGCTGCCCATATCTGAGTATCTACTCCTGTTTCTATTTTTATTTGTTGTAATAGGTTTTCTTCTTTTACTGCCATTGCTGTTTTTAATTGATTCGCTTTTTCGATATCTACCCGCACCCCTAGGTGACGCATATCAACTAGGCAAGGGAAAAGATCAGTTTCGAGATTAAATATATTTTGTAAATCGTCTTCTATAATTATTTTTTTAAATAAATGCCAAAGTTCTAAAGTTAGAGCTGCGTCTTCTTCTGCGTATGCTCCTACTTCACTTGCAGGCATTTTCCACATATCTGCTTTAGGATCTAGTCCACGTTCTTTTGCTGCGTCGTTAAGTAATTTTTCATTCTTACCTTTATTTAAATATACCCAAGACAAAGAATTTAATGTAAATGAAAATCTATTTTCATCAATCAATGATGCGGCAACCATAGTATCAATAATTAAACCATTGATTTTTATACCTAAATTACGTATCCAACATACGTCATACATTGCATTATGAAATATTTTTGTAGCAGGTGATTCACAAATATCTTTAAACCATCTTAATACTCTATCTCTGTCCATGTTTGGACCTGTACCGTGTGCTATTGGAAAATAATTTTTATATCCATCTACAGCAACAGCTATACCTACGACTTCACCATTACCAATAATAGAACCCGAACCTTTTGTTTTTAAGTCTGGATCCCTAGTCTCTAAGTCAATTGCTATTTCCTCTGCTTTTCTTAAATCAGGAAACTCTGTAGGTGCTACCCATTCTGTAGTTGGCATTAACATTATTTTTTCCTTTTCATGTCTTTCATCTTTTTAATTTCTAATTCACAATAATGAATTATTTTTTCTAAATCTTGTATGCCATTTTTATTCATATAACGGCATACATATTTAATAACATTTCCTTGAAAAAAAGAAAGGTCATTTTTAGAAATGAATTCATAGGGTTGAATGTTAAAATCTTTATAATGATTCCCGCCTATCTGCTTATCTTGTGGAAACGCACTTTCGAACATATTTTTATTTGTCATTTTTATTTCCTTTCTTAAAATTTTTAATAAGTCCTTCAACTATTTCTTCTGGAGTTCCTCCATAAGTAAATATTTGATTATTTAATATATAAGTAATAAAATATGTATTACTATTTTCTTCTTTTTCTACACTTTTTATATTTATCATTTTTTTCTCCTGTATTTAGTTAGTGTGGCAGTTGTTGGTTTAACGATCTTATATCCAATGATAGGGAGTCCGAGAAAATCGAACCAACTTCGTCCGTTAGAACCTGATGCTGCCAATCACCAGTAAAGGGCATCTCGCTCCCAATCGGTTTATATACATTTGTATATAAATTCTTATAAATGTTTGTATTCATTTCTTTTTAATCTTGCTTTCAATTTATATAAATTATTTCTTGTACGTGTAGATCCAACATACCAAACTCTATGTTCTTCATCGTGTTTATCTTGACTCTTCTTAATTGCTTTTTTAATTTTATCTCCCATATCCAAACAAAGAATTATATTGTCTTCTTCACCACCTTTAGCTGCATGAATAGTAGACACCTGAATACGTGCATCTTCATCTAAATTTTCACCATTATCTAATAAATGTTTTATATATTCTCTTTCTTTATAATCTGTTTCTTTAAATGCATCGAACCAACTTATATTTTTATCCCATTGTTCTTGTTTTAAACCTGTAAATTCAACAATGTCTTTTATCTCTTTTTCCTCTAATTCAATTCCTCTACACCATGAATTGTAATTTACAGATGCATTATAAATTCTAACTTTAAAACTTTTACCTTTATTAGTTTCATAATATAAATTTCTTTTTCTTAATTCTTTTGTCATTCTATTTAATCTAGAAATAGTTCTTGTTTGTATTAGCCATTTACCTTTTGTTAAATCTACTTGATCTAAATTATTTATTCTTTCACTTATACCTTCGTAATCTCTTGGATAATATTGTTTAAGTTTTCTTTGTCCTATTATGTTAGTTAAAGGTACCATAGATTGTTCTTGTACCGCTCTAGATATTCTTTTAGAATATTTTAGTACTGTTTCTTTTGCAGGTTCATTTATGAATCTGTTTACATCTGCACCTGCCCAAGCAAATATAGCCTGGTCATCATCACCTGCTAGGTAAATATCATCTGCATATTCTTTTAATTTATCAAATAACTTCCATTGTAATGGAGATAAGTCTTGTGCTTCATCTATAAATATAACTTTAAATCTTGGTAAATCTTCTTTGTCTATTAATTGATTTATCATATCATTAAAATCTAATTTTTCTTTTACTCTTTTGTATTCTTTTAAATTGTCATCAATGTTTTTTAATATTGAAAATCTTTTTATTTCTTTTCTATTGTGTTCATTTCTATCGTATTCTTCTCTTATGGTAATATCTCTATTCATAGCTCTGCCAATCATTTGAAAGTATGGACTATCGTTGTTTAAATAAAATATTTCTTCTCTATTATATTTGTCATAATATTTAACTCTAATATTTAATTGTTTACCTATCTTTTCATAATCTGATGGCTGCATTACTTTTTTAGTATTTAAATCTAATTGATCAAAAGCAAATGAATGTATGGTTCTAAAATAATATAACTTATCATTATCGACTGGCATTCTATCCCTAGCAACTTTCGCTGCTTTTTTAGTAAATGCAAAATATGCAATACTATCTAAAGGTGTGCCTATTCTTATATATGCCTTAGCTCTACTAATTAGTTTATGGGTTTTACCTGTACCTGGAGGACCAAAATATTTATATATCATTATACAATGTCCTTCGTGCTTTCTACTTCCATAATTTCTTCTACTTCTACCTCTTCTTCAAAAAGATATAATGGTATTTTTGCACATCCATTTACACCTGGATATGGTTCATTTGTTTTTTTATTAATGCCAGGAAATCTTTTCTTTTTACCAAACTCTGGTTTAGGTAATTCCTCATCTTCCTTTTCAAACATTTTAGTAATCATGTAAGAAGTTCTTGATGCATCTTTTTTCCATTCATTTTCTTTTAAAAAATTATAAAATTCATCATATATAAACCATGCATATGTATTATCTTTTAATACATTACCACTTTGAAATGAATTAAATGTTGTTGCCTGAGGCCCGTTGATATGTTCCTGTAGTAACTTTTTAAGTATTTCAATTGGCCTGGTCCCTGGAGCCGGTTGTATTGTATCCACACCATCTAACAATGCATTTATCATTTCATAAAATTCCATAGCTTTAATTGGTGGAGGAAATACATCTGCTTGTGCCATAATTAATCCTCTTAATTCTTTTTGATCTTTTATTTTATTTACATCTTTTGCATGTACAGGAACAGATTCACCTTTTTTATTTTCAACTGTAAAATAATATTCAGGATCTGGTTTAAAATCTATTTTCTGTAAATTATTCATCAATGGCCAATTAACTTTTTTATCAGATATAATTCCAAATTTTCTTTTTACACATTCTGATTTAACGCAAACAGGTGCAAGTAATTCATCAGTACAAGTGTGACCTTTAGTTTCTTTTTCCCATTGTTTTATTTTCATTTTAATATGATCATCTGTCCATGTTGCATTAAATTCAAAATAATTTCTACCTGCTTGTAATACTTTATTCTTCCAATCATCTGAATATTTCTTTTTAGCAAACACCATATAGTTATATAAAAATCTATCTCGACCATCTTTCATTTTATTTTTTGATAAAATTTCTAAACAAGGTGGACCATCTTTAAATTCTTCTGCACCACCAGTTAATTCTTTTTTAATTATATTATCAGATATATTTTTTAGTTGTTCTGCAGTTTGTTTATTTAATTCAATGCAATTTAAAAATATTGCAAATGGTATTTCTTTTCCTGAAGGATCTATTGCAACTCTTTCAGTTTTACCAAAATAAGGTAAATTTATAAAGTTACCATTTAATTTATTACCATCTGTATCATCTCCTAGTTTTGTTTGTTTAGGAAATATTTCTGTATTAATTGGTAGTTTAAATAAAAATAATACTTCTTCTAAAAAATCTTTTATTGTTTTTGCTTTTACAAATTTTTTTGTAAATACATATAAGTGAAGGCCACCACTTTTAGATTTAATTGGTATAAGAGGTAATTGTTTTTCTTGAATAATATCTAAATAATATTTTATATCTAAATTTTTATATATCTTTGGATCAATATCTATTGCACCAAATCGTGCTAAACCATCGTCATTACAAGGTTGTATACCTATTGATTTTGTTCCATCTAAATGTTGTTGATAATCTAAATCAGTAATTGTTTTACCTGACCAACCATAGTCACCTGATCTAAATTTTATTTTACCTGTATCTGGATCTTTGTAACCATTACTAATATTACAAAAACCAAAGTTACGAGTTAAACCAGTAAAATGGTCTTTAAATTCTTTTTGTAATTCCTGCATTCATATTTCCCTTTAATTATTTTAAGAAGGCGGTTCCAGTCTCCCGGTACCGCCTTCTCTTCGAAGTATTCACTTAGTGAATTAGACAATATCTGCAGTCTTAGATTTTTCGCTTTTCTCATACTCAGGTTGCGCTTGACCTTTAGACACAGAATTTTGAAATTCTTGTGCCATTAAATAAAGATCAGCATCCTCTTTCTGAGCGACATCTAAAGCTCTCGCCATAGATGGTTTATAGACATGCCAACTTTTACTTCCTGCAACCTTACTAACAGTTTTTAAATTATAAACTGCTGCATATGCTGCCGGATTGTAAACACCTTTGTCATCCTTAAATCTAAGATTTTTAATCAACTGATTTAATTCTCTTGCAGGTGTTAAGTTAGATGATCTCATAGTAATCACTGCAGGTCTAGGTTCTTCACCTAAAACAATTACATAAAAGTATGCAGTTTTTTCTAAGTAATTACCATTTGATAATCTATACTTACCGTTCCTTTCTTCAACAGCATCATCAGGTATTGATAAATGTGTTGCAACAGGTGGAGCTG